CGGCCGAACTCTCCCGCATCCTCTCCGACCCGGTCCGGAACATCGTGTTTCCGCTGAACAAGATCAGCGTGTGGGTGAACCGGGGGAAACTCAGACCTGTGAACGAGTGGGACAGGTGGATGGCTGGCATCTTCAATCAGCCCCTCCCGCCCAAGCGTTACCAGGTGCGGAAGGTCCGGAACCTGTGGGAGCGGGCACAGGCCGAATCCGAACGACGACGTGAAAGGATAGCCGCATGAGCGACGATACCCGAGAGACATTCGCGACCGT